GCCTGACGAGCGTCAGGACGCCTTCTTCTTTGTTTCAGCTGCTGGCGCAACTGTCTCTTGCTTCGGGCCGAACACGATGTCGAGCATACGCTCGATCGACAGGTTTTCCTGCTCAACGACACCGCCGAGCCTTCCTTGCACGCGCTCGCCGGCTTCGTACAACGGCGTGCGCTCAACGTACATCCGGCGCACACGGTAAGGCCCCTGTGTTGGATCCGGATTTGGAAATTCCTCGATTGTTACTGCGCCGAGGATGTCGTAGAAATACGGAGCCTGAATCGCGAGCTGCCCCTGCAGGTACGGCCGCGAGCGCCCGTCCTGTCCCGACCGTGCCATGGCAGTAAGGACCACGGCCTCGAGCGGCGCGGTGGGGTGCATCGTCAGGTCACGCAGGTCACGCAGAAGCGCCCCCATGTGACGAAGAAGCTCACCCCACTGCTGCTGGCTCATCTGCTGCTTGCCAGCGATATTCTCAAGGCACTTCACCTGAAGCTCTGAGACAGAGTCGATGATGAGCGACTTGAACTGATGCTTACCAAGCTGAAGCCACTGAAACGTCTTCAGCACAGTGTCGTAGTCGCGAATCTGAACAACACACGTGTCCCATGTGCCATCCGCGACCGGAGGCTCCTCGCGGAGCGGATCCCAGTACTTGACGACGATGGGAAGGAAGCGATGGCCGCCTTCTACGTCGAGCATCAAGCGAGGGTACGGAGCAGTAACGGCGAATGTTGACTTTCCAACCTTGGCGCGCTAGGACTCGCCGTAGACCATGATAGTCAATGATCGAGCAACGGCGTTTGTCATTTGGCACCACCTCCTTCATGCGCCGCCTTAGCGACGCGTCCGGCAGTGATGGCTTTCTTCCATCTCTGCATCTTTGTAGGGTCTTTCCGAGTCCAATGCGCGTCGCCGCGATTTTTCTCGGCTAGTTGTTTGTTATGAATAAGCATCCTAGCTTTATTCTTTTCACTGTTTCGTCTAGCCTCTTGCATTTTTTCATTTTGCTCACGCGACATAGTTCTTTTTGCGTTTCGCCATGCGTCCACTGAATTGTCGCTCGGTGTGCCCCATGACAAATGATCTGGGTTAAGGCATTTGTTGTTGTCGCATGAGTGAAGCACCCACAGGCCTTCTGGCCGCTCTCCTCTGTAGATCGTGCACACTACAATATGAGCGCCAATACTAACTCCAGGCTCTGCAGTAATCTTGGGTATGTATTTGTAGTTAGGGTACCCAGAGTACTCCCAGCAGCTAGTCTTATCGCCTGCAGTTACATTTAGAACCGAGTGGATATTTTCTATCGTCACTTCGCCTTGACAAGTCGCGAGATGCATTGAATACGCCTTAGGGCCTCTCATAGGAGAGAGGCAGCGCACGCAAGTATATCCGCGTCTAGTCTGCGGCATTGTCACTCAGTTCCTTTCTTTTCGGTTTCGTAGTAACCATATGGGTCGGCTACTTCGAACATTTCAGAAATTGCCTGCTCTGCTGCGCTGCCATCGTCAATCATGTGGCACACGGTATAGAACTGACATTTCCAGCTACAGTCGCGGCTAGGCCGCGGATACGCAACGAACGCGGGGTCCTCGCCGTCGTCAAGCGCCTTTCGCGCGCGCATAAGATCAGCGATAGTGCCATGGATGCGCTTCCAAAACGAGCGCAGCGTGAACACATTATGCCGAACCTCGACTTGCTCATAGAACGGCGGCTTAGCGTTGGCAGAGCGCTTTACTTTCTTGAGAAGAGTAAAGATACCACCGTCGCAGCGTTCGCCGTCTTGGTTGGTCGTTGCCTCGAGCAGCATATATGTAAGAATCTGCTCGTTCATGTGAGACATCTTGTTGAAATCAGTGAATGAACCGCCGACGGTTTTAAAGTCGCGAAAGAAACGCACACCATCCGCCTTGCGACGAACGCGCATGTCAAGCTTGCCCTGGAGCTCGACCTCACCGTTGAACAGCGGAGCGATGATGACCTCTTCGGTGGAGATCATCTCAAGCTCGAGGTCGATGCCTTCGTCATCAACCCACTGAAGATAGCCCTCGAGCATGATGCGCCCGAGCTCGGCCTCATTGTCAAGGTCGTGAGTGTCACGCCACTGCTCGGTTAGGATTTCCTTGTCCCGTTCGACAAGATTCGCGTGCGCCTCGAGAAGCGGCGTGCCCTGCGAGTAGTACTCATCGAGCGCGGCATGAATTCGCGTGCCGAGCGCAAGGGCGCCAGTAAAGTCCTTAGATCGCGGCTGCAGGCGACGGTAGTACGTAAGCCACCACTTTCGCCTGCAGTCCTTGAACGTCTGAATCTCAGAGTTTGATAGTCGCACTACACTCACAGTTTACCGTCCTTGTCGTCACGAAGCATTGAGAGCAGCTGCGCCTTGTCGCGCACGATCTGCTCGAAGTTGTCTGCCTTAGTGTCGAGCGCCTGGATCACGCGCTCCTCGATGGTGCCGTCGGTTACGTAGTCGGTGATGATGATTGAGTCGTGAATCTCTGACCCGATTCGGTGCACGCGATCAAGCGCCTGCTTGTAGTCGACAAGCGACCAGGGGCGCTGCAGCATAACAAGACGGCGCGCCGCGGTAAGCGTGACTCCGACACCGCCGGCCTGCGCTGTAAACAAGATCCACTTGATATGGCCGGACTGAAAGTCGTCAATCGCCTCTTGTCGCTCGTCCTCGCTCTGTGCGCCTGTAATAAGGCCGTGCGGAATCTTGGCCTTTGCCATCGCGGCGCTGAGAATCTCAATAAGCTGGCGAGACACGGCACATACCGCGACGCTGTCGTCGCCAAAGTCGCCGGACGAGATGTCGTTCATAAGCGCGTCGACCTTGGCGGACGGCTCGGCAAGAATGACACGCGGCTCGCCTGTTGTCTCGTCGACTATAATCTCTGCGTACGATGACGCGAACTGCAGCAGTCGCGTTGTCTGCGTGAGCGGGCTTGGCGCGGTAAGCGCCTCGCCGCCTTCCAGCTCGGCGATCATCATGTCGCGCATCTGCTGATACGCCTTCTTCTGCTTGGTAGACATCTCGACGTCGCGGCGCTCGAACATGACCTCGGGTAGCCAAGGCAGCACGCGTTTCTTGAGCATGCGGCGCATGCGCGGGTTGATTGCCGCGTAGAACTCGTCCTGCATGTGCGGCTTGACGCCGAGCACCATCATGCCGCCGAATGCGTTGAGCATCGTGTCGACGGTGCGGTCGACCCAGCGGGTTTTGCTCGGCCATTCCTCTGGCGACAACCAGTGCAGGATCGACCAGAGATCGAGAACGTCATTGGCGATGGGAGTTCCGGTAAGCGCGAACCGGAATGGCGCATCGGCGGTTGCCGCCCAGAGCGCACGAGTCTGCTTGCTCTTGGGCTCCTTGCTGCGGTGGATCTCGTCGGCGATAACGCTCTGGAACTCGATCTCATTGAGTTCCCGCTTGTGAACCTCGCAGCGGTTTTCGCTGACGCGCTCGTCGTGGCCACCGCAGTCCTTGCATCGAGCGAGGGCAACCGATCCGTAGGAGGCGAGGCGCGAGTGCGACCGTAGAGATTCCCAGTTGATGACGTACACGTCCGCGTCGGTGGCTAGTTGCTTACGGCGCTGACCGGCGCTGCCCTTGATGACCTCGACGTTGACGCCTGGCCACCAGAGCGCGAACTCACGCATCCAATTCTTCTTGAGCGTGTTCGGGCAGACGATGAGCGCGGGAAACACCTGCTCGCCCTGGTCCTGCAGGCGCTTGAGCGCGCGGATTGCCTGCGCGGTTTTGCCAAGGCCGGGCTCGTCGGCAAGAAGTGCGCGCCGCGCGGTGGCCAGGAACTCAACTCCTGCCCTCTGGTGGGGAAACAGGTCGGTATTGTCGCCATTCTCGAGGGTCTCTAGGTCACGAAGAGCGTTGGCCGGGTCGATACGCGTAGTGCGCTCATTTGCGGCCCATTCGGTCAATCTAGGCCCAATTTCGAGGTCGTCACGGAACGTGGATCTAAGGGCTAAGCACGTGGCCCACCCCAGCGGCGCGCGCCATACCTGTTCTTTGTTAGACCAGCTCGCGCCGGGGATACTTTTACAGAGTTCTTTGTACCGCCATTCGGCATCAATCAGGATGGACTTGCCTTCGGCGTCCAGCTCTGTCTTTACTGTCACTCTGTCACTCCTTCCGTATGCAGATAACATACTAACACAAAATCTGCAGAAAGTAATAGTTTTTCTCTAGTATGTACAGATTTTTTACTGGAGTAGTACTATTGGCTTCCAGCCAAGCTTCACTAAACGCAACAAACCGTGCCGTATCGAGTCGTTCGCATGGCCACCACCACCGACGTGCCAGGTGCCGACCTTGCGAAGCGCGTCGTTGGGAAACATCTTCTTGGCGTCCGACGGCGACTGAAACACAAGCTTGGTATCGGGATCTACATCATGGTCGCGCATGATCTGCTTGAGGGCGCCGATCTGCTCAAGACTAAACGGCGCTTGCGAGTTACGCACGGTCTGAGCGTTGATGATGAACCGCTCACACACGACGTCAAACTCAACGTTGTTCGCCGCGCACCATGCAAACGTGTCGCGGACCGGGCGAGCAAACTCATCGGGCTGGTATTCGCCAGAGGACAACAACGCTGGCTCATTGTTCAGGCTAAGAAAGCTGATTCCGGTAGTTTTACCAGGATCAACCGCGAGTACGTACTTCACGTCCATACCACCTTTGCTACTCCGATACGAGCAAGACGGCGTTCGCACCGCTTGCATGGCTTTGACAGCGCAGGGGTGCCGTCTCTGCCAACACGCGCGACATACACTGTTGCGCCGCGCGCACGTGTGCCAGCTGCAGCAATTGCCGCCTCTTCCGCGTGAACATGCGCGATACGCCAGTTATTCGAGTCCGCTGTGCGAAGTTTCTTATTCGTCGCCTCAGCCACAACCACCCCGTTCGCGACGACAACGCACCCATGCCGATACCTGCACTTGCTTGTCGCAGCAATGTCAATTGCCATTTCAAGAAAGCGATTCACTTTTCTGACCTGCTCTGTATGTACTCCAAAGCCAGTGCGATAAGCTCCGCGCTGTCCGAAAAGTGACCAAGACCAGAATTACACCTAAAGCATAGAATACCGCGAATCTTTCCCGTATCGTGATTGTGGTCTATACACGCGACATTTTTTCTAGTCTCGGCTTTGGAGCCGTGTGGAACAAGTTTAGTTTTACAGATCTCACATTTGCCTTCTGACCGAGCAAAGACGTTGAACATTTCTTCTGGGGTAACGCCAAATGACTTAGCGTACTGTGACAGCTTGAAATGATGTCTACAGTATCCTTTCATATGATGATCTTGCTCGCAGAGCTCGACCTCACATAGCGTGCCGCAGCGTCTTTTGTGCCTAGACATAGAATGGCTTCTGGTCTGAAGCCCGCAGACTGCGCACTCAAGAATTTCTAACTTCGAGAAACCTTTCTTACGCTTCTCTATGATTTCCGGGTCTGCCCCCTGTCGCTTAGCTGTCTCGCTGGCAGCTGCGCGCCTATCCTGATCTTCCCATGCTTTTTTCTGTGCTTTAGACCGAGCGATCTTGGTTTTCGGCTTAGCACAGTGCGCCTTTAGCGACTCAGAGCGTGACATATCTAGTACTTATCTCCCCAGTTTTCAAGAGGGCCGTCGACGTCAGCCGAAAGCGGTACCGCCCAACCTTCAGTAGTTGTCATACACTCGCGCACCGTGCGCATAACCTCATCGGTGCTACCTCTCGGGCACTGAAGCACAATCTCATCGTGTACAGGAACAATAAGGAGCTCGGTTAAATCTGCTTGATCCATTTTGATCAAGTTTGCCTTAAAGATCTCCGCTGCCGATGACTGGACCAAGTAATTCACAAGAGTGTACACTCTATTGTCGTCGCATGGTACTCGCCGGCCAGTCCACGTTCGGACGTATCCTTGCCCTTCCTCGCGCAGCCTGCGCATTCCGACATCTTCAATTTGCTTCGTGAACATTGAAACTCCCGGAAACCTGCGATCAAACGCGTCTGAGACAGACTGCATTTGCTCTTTAGACACGCCGGCGGTGAGTGCCTGCTTCGCGACGCCTGCGCCGTACAGACGACCATAGACCATGCTTTTCACGAGACCGCGGCGCTTATCGCTCTTCGACATTGACGGGTCGCCGTACACTTCACGGCCAATTTCCGTGAACGGGTCACTTCCAGTAGCATCGGCATGGTTGAACATGTTGATCAGTCCCGGGTCGTTTGACATGCTAGCTACAAGGCGAAACTCAACCTGGTCGAGATCGGACGTGATAATCACGTGATCCTCGTCCTTTGGAATGAAGGCGGTACGCACCGTGTCATCGCCCTTCGGCAGCGTCTGCAGCGCAGGGTCGGTAATCGACATCCGCGACGTGCGCGC